TCGGTGACGACAACATCATCACCCAAGTCACCGTAGGAGACGACAACGATCCTGATCGTGGACATGGTTGGCTGACCCGTAACCTTGGCGGTCGCTGGGTTGAAACCTCCCGCGATGGGAGTGTCCGGCATGTTCCCGCTGGCATCGGTCACCGCTACTGCGACGAGCACGACTCTTTCGCCTGTCACCGTTCATGCGAGGAAGGGAACTTCATTCGCAAGTGGTGGGGCCGGGAGTCCGAACGGGACGAGACTTTCTTCCGGGAGATGATCTTCTGGTCTCCGCAGGGCGCGTACGCACCTGATCCGTTAGACATGGAACTTGACTGCATCATCAACTACGTGTCGGGTCTCGCCGCCGCGACGGTGGTGGACGTGGGCGCTGGCGTGGGCAACGTCGGCATCTACATCGCCGTAGCGAAGCCCGGTACCCAGGTGGTGATGGTTGAGCCGAACAAGATCGCCGCGAACGCGGCTCGGGTGAACGCTGAGTCGCTTGCACCGGATGCGTCGATCGAGGTTGTTGTTGGGGAGATGGCTTCGGTGTCGCTGGGGTGGCTGGATGGTTCCGTTGACGTGATCGTGTCGAACAGTCCATCTTACCCAGACGACACGTATGTGGAACTTGAGGGATTGGAGTATCCAGCGGCGTACGGTGGCGGTGACGGCCTGGACGTGATCCGCGAGATTCTGGGCGCGGCTCGCACGCTTCTGTCCCCGTCCGGGGTGGTGATCTTCCGGTCCGGTTACTACTCGTTCGAGGAGACGGTGGAGCGGGTGATTGACGGTGAGGTGTGGGAGGTTGAGCAACTGCATGGCACGTTCGTACGGGCCGTTCTGCGCGACGGCACCATGCAGCCGCAGGAGTAGTTCATTACCCTACGTAGAACATCTGTCGGAGGTCTAAGCCCGCTTTGACTGCTTGACTCGACCACTTTCTTTAGGCTGATCGGCCACCCCCCCCTTGACGAACAATGGTCAGCTGAAAGCCGCACGCGGACCCAGTGGGCACCCGGGTTCGATTCCTGGCTGCTCCACCCTGGTTGACACAGCGCGTTTCACAGCGTTGTGGCGCGTGGCGGGTGGGACATTCTGACCCATTTTGCGTCTACTCTGGTGGGGACCGAGACCAGAACGGATCAGACCATGAGCCTGCTAGACAAGATTGGTGCTCCCCCCGTGCTGACTGGTGGCCAATGCGGCGTGCTGCGCGCAGCTACTGGCCTGTCGGACGCGGACAGGGCTGACCTGTACACGATGGTGGACGACCCTCGCTGGCCGTACGTGACGCTCGCGCGCAAGCTGCGTGAAGCGGGCGTGCACGTGTCGGAGAAGGCGATCCGCAAGCACCGGCTACGGGACTGCCTGTGCGAACCCACCGAGGCAACATCGTGAGCCTGGCCGACAAGGTCGGCAACGTTGAAGACGCCGTCGAAGTTGACCAGCTGCGCCAGGCGTTGATTCGCGCGCAGCAGGACCTGGTGAAGGCGAAAGCCCGCACCGATCACCTGGTGGAGGCCACGATCATGGCGGCCAGGGATGCGGTACTCGCGCACGGACCTGTTGGTGTCGTCCCGAAGCCGAAGGCTGATAAGCGTCGCAAGGGCGCGGAGGCGGCGTTGATGGTGATGGGGGACTGGCAGGGCTCGAAGATCACCCCGTCGTACGGCACGGGCGTGATGGAGTCGCGGGTACGCGCATACATGGACAAGGTGGCCAGGATCACGGAGATCCAGCGCGCCGACCACCCCGTCACGACGGGGGTGGTGGTGTTCGGTGGGGACATGGTCGAGGGCCTGTGGAACTATCCGACGCAGCCGTTCGAGATCGACCAGACCATCTTCGGCCAGTACGTGTCCGTGTCGGCACTCATCGTCGAGGTCGTGCAGCGGGCCCTGGGCTTGTTTGAGAAGGTCCTTGTCGTGCCGGAGTGGGGTAACCACGGTCGCATGGGATCCAAGAGGGACGTGGTTCCGCGCTCGGACAACATCGACCGCATGTGCTACGAGCTCGCCCGTCAGCTGCTTGGCAGTGAGGAGCGGTTGACGTGGCAGGAGTGCCCGGAGGACATCCAGCGCCTCGAGATTGGCAACTACCGGGCCTTGGTCATCCATGGGGACGAGATCGGTCGGGGTGGGTTCGCTTCCCCGGGGACGATCGTGCAGCACGTGAACCGGTGGCGGTCCGGGGCGTATCCGTGGGAGTTCACTGACTGCTACATCCACCACTACCACCAGCATCAGGAGTGGAACCTGGCGGATGGCCGGGGCAGCGTGTACATGACTGGGTCGACGGAGTCCGACAACCGGTACGCGCGCGAGACCATGGCCGCCTCGGCAGTGCCGTCCCAGCGACTGCATTTCATTGATCCGGAGGCCGGCCGCGTCACGGCCCAGTACAAGGTGTGGCTGGACTGATGGGAAACGTCAACGTGCTGCAGCAGCAGGGCGAGCCTCGAGATGTGCGGGGGGCGTCGCTGAATCAGGCGTACCGGCTGATCACGGGAGACCGGGCAGCCTCCTACGGGGACTTCACGACCGAGGCGATCCGCCTGGGGCGGGCGTGGGCGGCCCTGCTCGACATCGAGGACATCGACCCGCATGTAGTCGCGGCGATGCTGGCGGCGTTGAAACTGGTGCGGGCGACAAACCCGTACGGGCCGGCGCACCTAGACAACTGGGTCGATGCGGCCGGGTATATCGGGCTGGGCGCCCAGGTGGACGTGGATACGAGGGGTGCGTGATGGGTAGTCAGGAACGTGAGCTGTGGGCGTGCATCAAGTTCGGGCCGTTGAGCGTGGACTTCTCGGCGTCGGGCGCGGGGTATTCGCCGGATTTGGCGCAGGACCTGTTAAAGCGCACGCAGGAGGCGTTCCTGGAGGCGTTGAAGACGGCTGCGGAGCTTGATGTGTGGCCGGACTCCTCTGATGGTGGCGATGTCGATATTGAGATCGAGGAATAACGCACTGTCACACAATGCGTCATCGCTAGTGATTCGGTGGAGTGTTTTTCTGCGTTGCCATGCGTTATGCAGCATTGTGGGGGGCTACTCTTGTGGAGACGTCATTCGGAGGGCCCATGTTCCAGTCCCGGTACGGCGGTGCCGCAGTACCCGCGTTCGAGGTGAGCAAGCAGGAACTGCCCTACCTCGAGATGCCGCCCGCCCCTGCCCGGCGACGGACCTCCACGTACCAGATCGGTGCCGGTGTCGGCGCGGGTGCGGCTGGGGTTGGCTTGCTGAATGCCGCCCGCACCTACACGAACGAGCGCGCCACCCGGGTCGCCACGGAGGCGGCTGAGGCGGCCAAGGCTCCTACTGCGGCGACGGCTGCAGCTGCCCGCCGCGTGAACACTATGGCGGCTGCTGACGCGGCAGGGTCAACCGGTAGAACGCGCCGGCAGTTGCGTCGCGCCACCGACGACTACCGCCGCACCTTGCCCGCCTCGAGCGCGGCCACGAACCGCGCCAGCGCGACCGCCGCGTTCGCTCAGCGCACCATGCCCCGACGGTTGAAGCTGGCAGGCGCAGGCCTGGGCCTCATCGGTGGCGGCTTCCTCATGGCGCGTTCAGGGGCACGTCGACGTCAGGAAGGCAACTGACGTGACCGACATGACGTTCCAGCGGAACGGCATCGTCAATGACTCCTCCGCCCAAGACCTGGAGTTGCTGGCTGAGGTCGAACGCCTGTCCCCGTTCATCGAACTGGGCAACACCGGCCTGAAGCGTGCCGCAGGCATCATCGACGAAGAGTTCCTTCCACAGCTGCGTGGCCGCAAGGCGGTCGCGGTCTACAAGGAAATGAGCGAAAACGACCCCCTGGTCGGGGCGCTCCTGTTCGCCGTGGATCGTCTGCTCCGCAACGTCGAATGGACAGTAGAGCCCGCGGGCAAGTCCAAGGAAGACGCGGAGGCCGCCAAACTGGTCGAGACGTGCATGGACGACATGTCCCACCCGTGGAGCGACTTCATCTCCGAGGTGCTGTCCTGCATGGTGTACGGCTGGTCGTGGCACGAGATCGTGTACAAGCGGCGCAAAGGCCCCTGGGAACGCGACGCACGCGGGCGGTCCCGCTACACCGATGACTACATCGGCTGGCGCAAGATGCCGATCCGCGCTCAGGAAACCCTGGTGCGCTGGGTATTCGACGACACCGGTGACGTCCAGGCCATGATGCAGATGGCACCCCCGCACTACGGCACCACACTGCTGCCCATCGACCGCAGCCTGCTGTTCCGCTACCGCCACGCCAAGGGCAACCCTGAGGGCGTCTCCATGCTGCGCAACGCCTACCGGCCCTGGTACATGAAGAAGCGCCTCGAAGAGTTCGAGGCCGTGGGCGTCGAGCGTGACCTGGCGGGCCTGCCGATCGTGAAGGTGCCCGCAGAATTCCTACGCGCCAAGCCCGGCAGTGAGCAGGCCAAGATCGTCGAGGCGTTCAAGAAGATGGTCAAGAGCGTGCGCCGGGACGAGCAGGAAGGCATCGTGTTCCCGGTCTCCTACGACCAGGACACCAAGCAGCCCCTGTACTCCTTCGAGCTGCTGACCTCAGGTGGATCGAGGTCGTTCAACACCGACCAGATCATTCGCCGCTATGAGGAGCGCATTCTCATGACGGTGCTGGCGGACTTCATCATGGTCGGGCATCAAAGCACGGGCTCGTACTCGATGCACGTGGACAAGACGGGCATCTTCCGCACGTCGCTGAACTCGATCTCCCAGATGATTGCCGACACGCTCAACCGGTACGCGATCCCGCGCCTGTTCGCGATCAATGGGTGGAAGCCGTCGGAGCTGCCCAAGATCACCCCGTCTGACGTGGACGCTCCCGATTTGAATCAGTTGGCGACGTTCATGTCGGCGATGTCCAGTACGGGCATTACGTGGTTCCCTGACGGGGACCTGGAGAACTTTATTCGCGATGTCGCCCGGCTGCCGAAGCTGGACGATGACGAGCTTGAGTTGCGCCGCCAGTTGCAGTTGCGGGATCAGGCCACGCAGTTCGCGGAGGCTAACGCGGTGTATGTGCAGTCCTTGCAGACGGAGGATGCCGCACGCACGGGACAGCTGCCGCTGCCGGGTATGGGGGGCATGGGCGAGGGCGGTAGCGGTGCGGGGCCCCAGGGCAAGCAGCGCCGAGGTGGTAAAGCCGATGAGTGACGTTATTGGGTCGGCGGCCAGGCGCACGGCGGTGGGCATGGCGGCACATGCGGCGGCGGGGCATGAGGATGAGGCGAACATGCTGCTGCACATGTTTCTGCGCGACGCTAGGGACGCGGGCGTGATCGTACCTGTGGCCCTGGTGACGTTGGTGAAGACGTTGACGTCGATGTCGATCGCGGTTGCGGGTGAGGACGCGGGGGAGAGGTTCCGGCAGATGGCCAACACGATTGTGATGGCCGAGTCATGAGTGAGCAGAAGGATCGTCGTAGGGCGAACGCCGCAGGGCACGTTGTTGCCGGCGGCAGCCTGCTGGGCGCTGCAGCGGGCGCGAACTACCTCAATGATCGTGCCCTGGAGCGGCGAGGCCTGGACAAGCCGGTCAAGACAGCCATCAAGCGCAAGAAGCTCAAGCCCGCGCACGCCCGCTACGGGGCAGCCAAGATCGGCATCCGGGCGGCTCAGGTAACGGGTATCCCCATGGTGGCCTACGGGGCGTACAACCTGGTGAAGCCGGACAAGAAGGTTCCCCGGATCTCCCCGAAGAAGGACGTGGCCAAGCCACTGATTCGCGCGGCCGCGTTCCAGGACGCCCGCGACGAGTATGCCCGGCGTATCGCCAAGCAGCAGTTGACCGCGGATGAGAACAAGCAGCTGGTGCGTCACAAGAAGCTCGGGCGGGACTTGTCTATCGCTGGCGGCGTCATGGGCCTAGGGGCGCTGGCGCTGCGGTCACCAGAGGCTGCCCGCGTAGTGGCGTCTCGGTCAAAGCGCTTGGCGCGTTCCCCTCGAGTGAAGCGTCTGATTGCCCGGGAGCCGCAGGCGACGAAGGCGTCGAACACGCTGGGTATTGCAGCGATCGGATCGGGGTCGATCGGGTCGTTCAACTACGCCGCACAGCAGCGCCTGGAGGCCAAGCAGATCCGCAAGGCGCTGTTTCGACGCGGGTACGTTGACGGCATTGGCCGGGTTCGGGTGCTGGGTTCGCCGAAGAAGGACTATTTCGATGTGAACGATTCCCGGGATGTGCGCCGCCTGGTGCACCGGTCTCGGATCACACCCCTGCCGGACAAGGCCAAGAAGAAGCCGAGGGGCCCGGTCCAGGGGGAGCTGCCGTTCGGTAAGCGGGATGACAAGTTCCTGCGCCAGTACAAGGACCGGATCTCACCCAAGGCTGAGGCCGGGTACAACAGCCTGCGCCGCCAGCGCAACAAGGACCGCGCCTGGGCGGCGACCCAGGCCGGGCTGACGGGCGTGAACGCCGCTGGCCTGGCGGCCGCGCTCAAGGCTCGCAGCAAGCCGTGGACTGTTGTCGGTGCCGCGGCGACTGGGTTCTCCGGCTACCAGGCCGGCAAGCACGCAAACAAGGCACGCCGGTACGACAAGGGCCCAATGGAGGGCATTCGACGTAAAGCACGTGAGCGCAAGGCCCAGGGACTGTATGGCCCCGGGCGGGGCATGGAGCCAGTCGACGCGTCAAGCCGGAACGTGGGTAAAGCACTGGTGCCGCGGTTGCCGATGCCGAGGTCGCTGCCGAAGGGGCTGCGTCGCACGCCCGGTATTAGGCGGGCTTATGTGTCGCGCAGGCCGACAGGCCGGTTGGTGAGTGTTCGTGGCGGGTTCGGGTAGGGAGTGAACTGATGGGTGCAGTGACAAAGGCGCTGGCGAACGTTGTCGAGGTCGATGACGCGGCAGGGGCAACTCTGATCGGCATGGCCGTGTACGACTATCTGACGGACCAGGCCGCCGAGCTCGGTGCTGATCTCGATCGCATGTATGGGGCTTGGGCCCTTGACCGTATCGGCGTGGCCAAGCGCCAACTGGGCCGCTCCTACGTGGAGAAGACAGCGACGGGCACCTACCCGGATGACTCGGTGCAGATGACAGCGCAGTGGTTGGCCGGTCTTGAGGCCTACGTTGTAGACGCGGTGGCTAAGGCTGGCGAATACGAGGGTTGGGCAACACGCGTTGTCTATCGCGACCCGAGTGGACGTTTCTCACGAGACCTGTCGGGTGCGGGCCGCCCCAACGTGAAGTCTCGACAGGCGACTGGGCCGGAGCGACTGGCTCCGGGGATCAAGCCGCTAATGGGCGATTTCGACGGTATGGACAGAGACCAGCAGGAACGCATGAGCGTATATCAGGGCCAGTACGAGCGCGCCGGAAACTTGCTGTTTCAGATGGCTCGATCCTTCCGTGGAGATGACCGCAAGGGGATTGAGGGCGTCATCACTGTTCGTAACTCGGACGGCAAGATCGACGAGATTGTTTTCCCGCTGTCGGAGATGAAGGGGAACGTGCTGCCGACAAAGGTCGGGGACGAGTGGGACGTTAATGAGGACGGACTGAGCGTATCCATCCAGGCTAATCGAGACGCCTCCGAGTCCACTCAGCAGCGTGTCGCCGCCTTCAATTCCCTGGGTGTGGTCGGAGGTACTGCGTTGCAGCGCCTTGCTGAGGTGGAGCCGCAACGTTGGCAGAACCTCGCGGGCACGCTGGAGATGCCGGCAACGGAGTCGGATCAGACGAAGCTGACACGGTTCTTCAATCAGCTCTCGGCAGGTGGCCGGGTGTTGCAGCAGATCACGGGGCAGGAGCGACTGGGGGAGTGGGCGCAGTTCGTTGGTTCTATGGGCCCGCAGGCCGAGCAGGTGCTTGGCCCGTATGTGCAGCGGGCGGCGTACCGCTACCGCGGTACGGAGCGCACTCCCGACCGCTCTCTCGTGGGCGAGTTAAAGACCGGGCCGCGGATGACGGGCCGAACGGAGGCACTTGCCGGTCAGGGGCTTTCGGGCGATTCACTGAAGATGCAGGCCCGCGCCGACGTCGCCGCCGCCTACCTTGCTAAGACACTGCCTAGGGATCCAATCTTCCGACGGCTCTCCGAGAAGGCTGGAAACGTTCTCCCCTCCCAGGGAGTCCTCATCGACGCAGACGGCGATGTCGTGTCCCAGGCAGTCGGATACGCCGACGACCACTACCTGCCGTTCGACCTCAAGGGACTGTCACGGCTTCGCGGGGGACAGTACGTGCGTACCCGCATGTCTGGAGGCCCGACTGCTGAGGACATCTACACGGCGGTGCACACGGGTGCTCGCATGCTCACCGTGGTGTCTCCGTCAGGGGTGTACACACTGGAGTTTGATCCGTCGTTCCGTGGTGCCCGAGCAGGCTCGGACAAGGCTCGTCAGATGAACGACCGCTACATTAAGATCCTGGACGCGGTGAAGGGGTCGGGCCTATACCTGCAAGACATTGACCCGTCGGTGAAGAATAAGATCAAGGCGGAAGTCGCCCGTCAGTTCCCTGGAACAGATGCGGCTGCTATACAGGCGCGTGAGGCGGCCGAGACAAAGCGTGTGAATCAGGCGCGCATGGAGGCTATGCAAGTCAATGTTCAGGCGCTGCAGGCAGAGGCGCGGCAGACTCTCGGTGTTCCGCCTGGGGCGCCAATGGAACAGGCCGTGGCGCGGCAGTACGAGGACGTGCTGTCGGATCTCATTGACCAGAAGCAGAGTGAGAAAGTTAGCGAACTGCGACTGAACGGCGAGGGCTACGCTGTAGCCCTGCAAACCCTGCAACAGCAGTTCCCGTACTTCCTGAAGGCACCGCGGTACGAGAACTTCTCGCAGTTCCGTGGCGAGATGATGCGCGGGGAGAGTGCACCTCCGTCGGCGCGATTCGCTACCGACAGCGGGTACGTTGGACCTGGCGCCCTGCGTCCAGGGAGCGTGCGGAGTGGCTTCTACAACTACCAGGGCCTGAACATTGAGCCAAAGAACAAGGCCAAGACGAAGCCCACTGCTGATCCGGACTCGAAGCCTACTGCGGACACTAACGGATCTATCCCAGCGGCAGCGGGCGATAAGCCTGCCGCTGCTTCGCCAGATCGCGCACCCGACACGGCTGTTCCGGCAGGCGGTATTTGGCAGCGGCTACGCAAGGCCGAGAAGCTCTTGTCGACGAAGCGGGACGCGGACGTACGTGAGCTGTACATGGGAGTGGGTTCCATCCCCATCGCTCAACGGGGAGGCGGCTCTGAGATTGATGGGTTGACGTTTGAAGAAGTCGCGTCCGGCGGCGCAGAATCCGACATCGATCTCGCCAAGTGGTTTATGCAACGCACAGCGAAGCAGATGCTTGACACGCTCAAGAGTGGTTCACCGCTGGTATCAACACGGCTCCTTCCCGTGCTGCAGAACCGTGAGGTCATGGAATCCGCGTTCAATAGCGTCCTGGTGACAGATGATGTTGGCGGGGATGATTGGTTTGCCGCGGGGGGTCGCGTTGGCGGCCAGTCATCTTTGGATGGGGCTTTGGACTGGCTTTCGGCAAAATCCCGCGACATCGCTGACTTTACTTACATGCAGGATCCGTTCAGCCCCGTGAAGACCGGTATTGACGGATTGTTTGCTACTGGGCAGAGACCTCAAGGGTTTGAAGACATCACGGCGATTAGTGACCAGGAGACGTTTGACGCTTTCCGCGACTCCGACGTCGCCTTGTCTGACCAGATGGAGGTCCTCGCGTATGACGGGAACCGCCTGCGCGACCTCAGCGAGGTAGCGCGTCTGGCCAGCAAGCGCATCGAAGCACTCAAGGCCGCACAGACGATCCGGCCAGCGTTGGCGGCCGGTGACGCTGGCGCGTTTGAGGCAGCCGGCATCGACGAGCAAGAGTTTGTCCGCGACCTTCTCCTTGATGAGGACACCTACGCTGACGACGCCATTGAGGGTCTGGATATTGAGGCTGAGGCGCTGCGGACACAGAGGGCGTGGAGCCTGTATGTGGTGGGCCGCGGCCTGGAGCTGATGGGGAGGGCAGGTGGTCCTGGCCCAAAAGGCGAGGCTCCGACGTGGAGCCCCGTGCCGAGCGTCCGCAAAGCCCAGTCCCTGACCGACCCGCTCGACCTGATGCGGGCGATGAAAGTCAAGTCCGTAGCTCTGCCGAGGTGGGTGCTCGAGGGCTGACGCCCAAGTCTGGCCGCGCCGTTGATCTTGAGCGCGCCGAGCAGGTGCGAGAAGAGATCGATGAACTTGCCGGTCTAGAGGACGTCAAGGACGAGGTCGATACTCTCATGAACACGGCGCTAGTTGACGCCATCATCACAGAGCGCGGTGGCGAGCCCAAGCCAGGCACAATGCACATGATCTTTGAAGGCCCGTCGGGGACAGGAAAGACGACGGTAGCTCGAAAGATCGGTGAACTGTACAACGCCCTTGGACTCCTGCCCACGTCTAACTTCAAAGAGGTGCGCCGCGCAGACCTGATCGGCACATACGCCGGTGAAACTGGACCCAAGGTTCGACAGATGTTCTACGGCGATAAGTCCAAGAACATCGCGCCCGGTGTCGGTGGCGTCATCTTCATTGATGAGGCGTACAGCTTGGTCACGGGGGAAAATGACTCGTACGGCGCGGAAGCCATTGCCGAGCTCCTTGTCCTGATGGAGAACCACCGCGACGACACCGTTGTCATTCTCGCTGGATACGACGACGGTAAGCAGAACATCGGCAACTTGATGCAGGCGAATCCCGGTCTTCCGAACCGGTTCCCTCGCACCATCACCTTCCCGTCATACGACAATAAGACGCGTTTCGACATTGCAGTGAAGGACTTCAAGGATCGTGGACTGGTCTTTGGAGACGCGAAAATGAAGAAGCGCGTGTCAACTGTGTTGAGCTCGGCGATTAAAGAGACCGGGGACGGTAACGCTAGAGACGTGCGAAACCTGGTAGATGCGATTGTGGCGGCGCAGAAAAACCGTATCGGCCGGCGAAACCGTTTCGAAGGTTATTCCCCCAGCGACCGTGAGCTGGTCACGATCACCCCAGACGACATCATCGCGGGCACGGAACGGTACGTGGCGGGTAGGCGCTGATGGAGCGTTGGTGGGCTGACCCGGCGACGACGCGCGGCATTATCGCTTCAGTAGATGACCGTGATCCGCAGCAGGCGATGGCAACGGCCGTGTTGGCCGCTCACGCCCTTCAGCGAGAAGCTTTGGCGCCGTTGGCAAGTCAGACCCTGGTGGATGCGTCGACGGTGGCTCAGGCCCTGGCTGGGGCTGATCTTTCGCCCGTGGCTGACGCCGTGGCAAGGGTGTCGCGCTCGTCCATGGGAGACGGCGCCGATGAGTATGGTCGGCTCGTAGCGGAGGACTGGCGGCAGCAGTCCATCCAGTCTGCCCGGGATGTTCTCACGCGCTGGGTTGGGCAGGGAATGGCGTGGCCTACAGCCGTCCAGCGGCTGTCGGGTGTTGTGGGTGTGCCGGCGAGGGATCTGGGAAGGACGATTGAGCAGTTGAAAGCGCCGATGCCTGATCTGGTGGCGGCTGATCATGGCGACCGCGCCCTGCTCAGTTACGCGTCCCGCATAGCGGCACGGCAGCCGGAGATTGTCGGGAAAAACCTTCGCGGAGCGGAACTGTTCAGCTTCAACCGCAAGCACCCTCGAGATGAGGATGGCAGGTTCTCGGAGAAGACGGGGCTCGGCACCGGTGGCCGCTTGGAGCGACTTGCCCGCCGGAAGCGGCGCAAGCGGCGCGTACAGCGCAGGGACCGTGTACAGGCGCGCAACGCCGCCTTGGTGGCCTCTCAGCAGGCACAAGCGGTCGACGTTTTTGGGTCCTATCGGGAACGCCGCGCTCAAGAACGCGCTCGCGAGGCGAGGCCTGTGGATTATTCAGCGACACGCACCTTCGAGCGCAAGGCTGATCGCAAAGTCAATCGTAAAGTCAATCGCGCACGGGCTGTGGCCACCCAAGAGTCTGAGATGCTGCCGAAGGTGGCGGCTACGAACGCCATGCGACTGGACACACAGGCCTACGTCGTGGTGGATCGCAGCGAGGCGGATGCACTCATCCTGTCCAACACACAAAAGTTCAACATCAAGGGGCTTCGCGACCTATTGGGCAGTGGAGCCATCACCGCCTATTCCTACGACGTCATACAGGACGAGCTGCAGCAGGGAATGCGCGATATAGAGAATCCGGTGGTGATCGAGTTCAACACGGTGGCGGCTACGGACGCCGGCCCGGACTCTTTCGACTTGGCCGATGATGCCGAGTATGAGATTCAGGATTCTGCAGAGTCACGAATGACTGGTTCCCCGGAGAAGGTGATGGACTCCCCGTTCCGGACCCGCCGCGCTGGGAGCCCCGCTTTCAGCGGACGGCCGGATGCCATCGTCGGCGTCATAAGCGTTGGCTTGGCGAACGAGGGCGCGTTCCAGCGACAGGGCGCGGACTTGCCGATGGACCGCTACGACCGCATTCGTGGCTACAACAGGTTCGGCGAGATGGAAAAGGCCCTGACCGGGGCTGAGCTGGCGGAGTTCAACAGGAATCATCCGCGTGATGAGGAAGGCAAGTTTGCGGACAAACCGTCCCCGGGGCGCGACGAACGGGTTGCGCGAAGACAAAGACGCAAGAGACGACAGCGTCGAGTATCCGGGCGCCTCGCGGCTGTCCAGCAGCAATCCGAGACTGTGAACGTTTTCCGGGGCCCTGCTCGACAAAACGACCGGCAGGATGCCCGTCGTAAGGAATCTGAGGTTGACTGGTCTGCGACGCGGTCTTTTGTCAGGACCCGCGAAAGCGATCTCAATCGCTTGTCTCGCGTGTACCAGACGCGGTCGGACGCGAGGACAAAGTACGACTTCGCTAATGCCACGGCGCTTGTGCTGGAAGACTACGAATTTACCGACTTGTTAGTGGTCGGTCCGGACGGGAAGCCTCTGGATCCTGATTTCGTTGGCGGCTCTGACTCTGATAGGGCGTACCTCGTTGATTACTCGATGACGACAGGCGTGGAGGCAATACGTCGGACCGCTGAAACGTCATCAAAGACTCGACAGAATTCTCCAAGGAGACCAGTACCGGCTCAGGACGAGTATCGCGGTTACGCCACGTCAGAGGAAGCCGCTCAAGCTGCTCTGGAGTACATCGCTGAGAACCAGATGGATGTGGGCACCACGATGAGTTGGGACCCGGTTGCTGTTTCAGAAATAGACGCGATCTCTGGAAAGCGTATGTGGTTCCCCAAGCGGATCGGGTACGACATTGAGTACGCCAAAGTTCTCGTGTTCGGATCTGCGCAGGCTATCGAGTCGCTGAGGAGCGGATCGGACCCGGACCGGCTCAAGCGGATTCCTGTTGAGACGTTCTCTGAGCTACTGTCACTTCGCGCAACGGACGAGGCCCTTGACGGCATTGATCCCGTGGGCGTGACCTCGCGGTTCGCCGCGCTTCCGAACCCTCTCGTGCGTGCGTACTGGTACGAAGACGGGGATGATTAGACAAGTCTTTATGGAGGACCAGTGGCTAACTCGCATGACGTAGTCGACGCTCTGCACGGCGTCGACCCTGGCTTCGTGCAGCTGTGCAGCACCCTGTTCGGAGACGCTGTAGACGCTCAGCAGGCCTGGGACTACCTGTACGGCCAGGACGGGGTGTCCAAGATGATGCCCGACCCCTCCGCCATCTCCACCTGGGGCGCCAAGGCCGCCAAAAGCAAGTGGGGTAAGCGTGGCGCCCTCGTGGCCACCGGCGCGGCTGGTGGCGCTGTCGCGGGCCGCTCGAGCAAGGACTCCAAGAGCCGTGTGCGCCGTTACACCGTGTCGGAGGGTCTGGCGTCCAAGGCTGACACGGGATCCGTGGACGGCCCGTCGGTGACGTGGTCGGGGGAGTTCACCAAGATGGACACCGACAAGCGCCAGGTGTTCGGCTGGGCCTCCGTGGTCGAGATCGACGGTAAGCCGATCGTGGACCGCCAGGGCGACTGGATCACCCCGGACGACATCGAGAAGGCCGCCTACGAGTACGTGCTCAAGTCCCGTAAGGGCGGTCATCAGCACAAGCGCGACGGAGATCAGCCGTTCCATGCCGCGGACATGATCGAGTCGTTCGTGGTCACCCCGGAGAAGATCGAAAAGATGGGTCTCCCCAAGGACACCCCCGTGGGCTGGTGGGTCGGCTACAAGGTGCACGATGACGAGGCGTGGTCGAAGGTGAAGAAGGGTGAGATCACCGGGTTCTCCATTCATGGCAAGGGCAAGCGCGTCCCTGTTGATATGGAGGCGTGATGCCGGCCATGCCCAACGGCGTCAGTGCTGCCGGCGACGTCGCCAAGGCAGCGCCGTCACCTAAGAATGTGAAGCGGCTGGCTTCTGTTGCTGAACGGCGCGCTCGTTTCCCTAAGACCGTACGTTGGGTGCCTGTTGTTCCTGGCCGGACGAAGAACCCAGCGCTGGGGAAGCTCTACGAAGCCAAAGAAGTCCGTCAAACACCGTCGGGGCGCATCGTCGACAATCGGGGCAGGGCTATCCCGGGGGCCAAGACCGTGGACGAGCTTCGGGCTGAGCAGGCCTATAACGAGCGGTGGAATGCTCGATATAAGTCGATCAAGCGGGCGAGCGGCACACAAGAGTCCGGTGTCGGCAAGTCCAACATTCGCGAGTACCCGTATTTGCCTGAGTGGGTCAAGGACTCCTTTGCGGCGACGACGGTGCGTAATCCGCTGAACGCCACGGACTTGTACGCGGCGTCGCGTCTGATGGTTCAGTCGCAGGCGGCAGCGGATGGCAAGCGGGTGCGGGGCCGTAAGTTGAAGCGGCTGACGCAGGCTGAGCGACGTTTTGCTGAGGGCCGGATGATGTTGTATTCGCCGCTGGGTCGTGGGGCGGTGACTTATGGCTGATATCGCGAAGCGTGAGACGCGTGCCGAGAAGGAACGCAACCGTAACGAGGCCCGCGTCGGCCTGGCATCCAACATCCTTGGCATTACCGCAGGTACGGCTGCGCTAGCCACGGCTAGCCGTAACAAGGCTTTCCGCACGGGGAGTGTGGCTGATGCTGGGCCGGTGACGCGGCGCATCGCCCAGCGGAGCAAGGGCCGTATCGGACCCAAGGGTGTCGGGCGTCTTGTGCGTGCGGGTGCTGCGGGCGCGGTGGCGCTGCAGGCTGCGAATCTTGGTGGAGATTTGATTGCTAACCGCGTGCTCGCGCGGGAGGCCCAGCAGAAAGTGAAGAAGGACATGCGCGCACGTAACGATCAGTCGGTGTCGGCTCCGGTCATGGGTCATGGCGAGACAGGGCATGGCAGCAACCTTGAGTTGGTGGGTAAGGCTGATCGGATGAAGTGCCCGAAGTGCGATTGCGAGTGCACGTCGAAGGGCAAGTGCCCGGAGTGCGGTATGGATTGCCGCAAGATCGAGAAGGCCGCTGCTCTGAAGATGGGGCGCGTGAAGTGTCCGAACTGTGAGATTCCGTGTGACGCGGAGGGTAAGTGCCCGATGTGCGGTAAGGATTGTCGTGCGGTTGCTAAGGCGATGCGGCGTTTCGATTCTGAGGCTGATCGTCAGCGTCGCCTCGGGCTGTACACGGGCGCAGGTCTGGCTACGGCTGCTGTGGCAGGTGACGCGGCGCGACGGCAGTTCACGCCTGTTGAAGGCGAGCAGCCGAGGAAGAATGGAAAGTTCGCTGAGGGCAAGAAGCCTGTTCGCGGCATTGCTCTGAAGCCTGGCGTGAGTCCGCGTAAGGCTGCTGCGCTGGCGGCGCTCGCCCTTGGTGGTGCTGCGGTGGGTGCTGGTTCGTACAAGCGTGGGGTGTCGCGGCGTAATCAGCCTTGGGCATAAGCACGACGCGTTGTAACACACAGAGACGCACCCGAATCAACAGGTATCTGCTGCGTCGACCATTGAGTGATGTGCTGTTGCGCTGCAACGAAATTCATCTCTTGCGCTGAATGCGCGCGCGCTCTAACGCCGTCATCATTGCTAGTGACATGAGCAAGCCTGTGAAGAAGCTGTTCGACCTCGAGATCGACGAGGTCTCCGTTGTCGACCGTGCAGCCAACCAGCACTCGCTCATCGCCTTCGCCAAAAGCGCCAATGCGGGCGAAGTAACGACACCCGTGGAGGAGTCCATGCCGGAAGAGATTTTCGACCAGGCCGGTAACGCGGTCGACGTCGAGACCCTTGAGCACGGCGACGTCGTCTTCGACGCCGATGGTGCTGAGTATGTGTGGATCGAGAGCGACGACGATGCACCCAGCGAGCTGGAGGACGATGACCGCGTCCTGGCTGGCGTGGGCAAGTCCGACGAGCCGGTTCGATCCCTTGGCGAGACCGTCCTGGAGGAGCTCTCCAAGGCTGTCACCGACGCCGACCGTGAGCGCGTGATCGCGAAGGCCATGGACGAGGTGTCCAAGGCTCAGAGCGAGGCACGTGAGGCCCGCGAGTGGGCGATGGCTGAGCGCGACGCTCGCCTGACCACCGAGTACATCTCCAAGGCTGCGGAGTACAACCTCCCGGTTTCCCCAGAGGTTCTCGGACCGATCCTGAAGTCGATCGACGAGAAGCTCGACGAAGCTGAGGCCGAGGTTCTCCGTGAGCTGCTCGCCTCCGTCGGCGACTCGCTCTACACCGAGATCGGCTACGTCGGCGAGTCGTCCAACAGCTCCGTGCTGGACACCGTCGACGCCTACGCCGCGGAGCTGATCGGCAAGTCCGACCTGACCCGCGAGCAGGCCCTTACCGCAATGTTCGAGGCCAACCCCGAGGCCTACGACGCTTACCTGTCTGAGGGACGGTGAATTAGTCATGGCTTACGAGGAGTCCATTAGGTCAATCTCCTTGGCCGCAGACAGCAGCCTTGCTGTCTACACCGGCGTCCCGGGCCTGCCCGGTTCGGCATCGCCGAACGCCGGAAAGCAGTACCGCTTCGTCAAGGTCACCGGCGACCGCCAGGTCGGCCTGTGCACGGCCAACACCGACAACGCGATCGGTGTCATGCAGTCCAAGCCGCAGAACACGGGCATGGCTGCAACCGTCGCCATCCGCGGCGTCTCCTACGTCGTGTCCGGCGCCGGCTCCGGTGCCAACGCGATCACGGCCGGCGCCTCCGTTACCAGTGACTCCGAGGGTCGCGCCGTCAAGCTCCCCGGCACGGGCAGCCCGGTCGCCCATGGAGTCGCACTCGCTGGCAGCACCACCGCCGGCGAGCTGATCCCCGTCCTCATCAAGGGCTGAGCGAGAGAGGAAGCCTGAGACATGCCTGCACCCACTCAGTCCGATCTGCACGTGAACGTGCCGCTGACCAACGTCAGCATCGCGTACATGCAG